GCAATTGTTCCAACGCTGGTTAAGGACGATGTAACTACCGACGAGTTAAGAATTGTGCCAGTGAGCGTATCAGCAGGGGCAACGACGACTGCTGTAGATGCTGCTGTCAGTTGGCCCTGAGCATTGACAGTAAATGTCGGGATTGCTGTTGATGAACCATATGCAGCCGCCCCAACCGTTGTATTAGAGATATTGAACGTGTTGCCAGAAAGGTTAAGTCCAGTTCCCGCCGCATAAAGAACCGGAGCAGCAAACTGGGTAAACGTAATCCCCGTTGTTCCAATAACTATTGGAAGAGGAGTCTGCTGGACCCATGACGTATTGGTGTTGACTGAACCAGAAAGAACAAGAAAGAAATCACCAGCATCAATTTGGCCTACACCAGTTCCGGTACTATCGTAATCAGTAGCCCGTATCATGGACCAATTGGTCGATATGGAACCCTGATTGGTTAGGACATAAACGCCATTGTAAGCTGTATTTGACTCGTCTTTGACTAAAATACGGACAGCGTTGGTAACGTCTGTTGCAGTAAATGTATGGCCATCAATGACCAAAATAGCCTGCGTTCCCGCATTGGTAAGCGTTGCGCCTACGCCGCTTGTGCCATTGTTATATAGCACGGTCCCAAGATTTGCGGTCGTGGCGTAGTCACAGGCTTCATGGAAATTTAAACCAGCAGCTACTGCATCAACGTATTCTTTGTTGGCTATGTCGGTTGCGTTAGCTGGGGCCGTGCTGATTGTTCCAGTTGTCAGCGTTACAGCATTGATTGTCGAGCTACTTGCGGATGTAATTTGCCCTTGAGCATTAACCGCAATGACTGGGACAGATAGTGAGCTACCATATGTTGCAGCGGAAACACCAGTTGTGGCAATGCTAATTGTCCGGTTTGCGGCCAATGAACCGCCACCTGTCAGACCTGTTCCGGCACTGATTGTGGTTGCTGACAAAGCTGCATCAGTAATTCCATACCCGGCAAGAGTGGTAGGAGTACCAGTGATAGAGCTAAACGCAGGGGTAATTGTTGTATTGGATGCAGATGTAATACGTCCTGTTGCGTCTACAGCAACAACTGCTGATTGTGTTGCAGACCCGTAAGTTGCCGCAGCTGCACCACTTGCAGGGAAATCAGCCGTCACCAAAGACCTGAAAGCAGGGGCAGATACGCCACCGCTTGTTGGGCCTGCAAATATTGTATTGGCTGACTGGGTAACGTATGTAACGCCTAGCGTTCCACTTGTTGTAATTGGGCTTCCGGAGACGGAAAAGATCGCTGGCATTGTCAGGCCGACAGAGGAAACAGAGCCGCCGCCTGTTAGCGTGTACCAGCCTTTGCCACCTACGTTATCTGTCCCATAGTATTTGCCATTGCCGGGAGCTGGTGAGTCTCCAACAAGATTTAGTAAAATGTTGGAAGATAAAGCGCCGCCGCCTTCAATAGAATACTGGCCTGCCACAGTACGGGTGTTAGGAACCGCATCTGTAATGCCATACCCGGAAAGAGTGGTTGGCGTGTTTTGAACGCCAGTCCAATCAACCTCAATGGATACGCTGTTCCCAGCCGACGTTATCTGGCCTTGCTGGTTGACAATAAACACAGGGATTGAGGATGAGCTTCCATAGGTTCCGGGAGAAACCGCTGTGTTGGTAAGCGTAACAGTAGGGTCACCGGAAATGCCGTCGCCGTCGCTGACAGTGATGCCAGTACCTGCAATGAGTGAGCGGGTAATTACTGACCCGCTTCCGTCTCTGACTACCAGACCCGTGCTTGCAAGGTCTGAGAATGCTTGAAGATTGACACTATAAGGTTGGGCGTCGGTAATGCCATATCCGGCCAGTGTAGTCGGTTTCCCAGTGATATCGTTGAACGCTACCGAGAAGCTCGATGTAGATACGTTTGTTATCTGCCCTTGAGCATTAATCGTTAAGACTGGAACTTGGCTTGATGATCCAAAAGTTCCAGATGTAACGCCTGTATTAGCTATATAAATATTACGGTCGGCTGAAAGATCGCCACCACCAGCTAATCCTGTTCCAGATGATATTATCCGCGTTGAAGGAACAGCAACAGCTCCTACAAAAGCTGCAATATTAGTGCGTTTAGTAGAACCGTCTTGGACAATAATGGTCAGGTCTGTCCCTTGCGGCGTTGTCGCAATTGGCAGGTTTGATATTGTTATCGGAACTAGATTTGATGGGACTGTCATTGTGCATTTTCAATCGGAATGAGGAACTCATCATTATTACTAGTAACAATAAACTGGTTATCGTTTTCAGTCACGATGCCAAGTGGCTGTGTATTAATTGGAACATCAGGCCGGACAAACGGCAATGAAATCCGTTCAGGCTGACGAGCAGGCAAACGGTATGGATCGTATTCATCACGGTCCATCAGGCAGACGCGCAACCCCGGAGAATTAGGGTCTGAATACAAATCCTCAATAGACATTTTTCTATTGCAACGATCACAAACGCCAATTCCAAGAGTTGAACGCCCCCTCGTATCAAGGAATATTGGCATAAATCACCTCGTATACATTGAAATATTTGGCGAGATCATAAATGGAGAATCGTCTCTCTCTTCCATAAATGCAAAATTCATAGCTTCACTTGCCCGTGGAGCAAGACGATCAGCCATTGCAATATCTACTTCATTAAGTTCATAGCAAAGCCTGTGAGCCAGTTCCCATGCAATTGCATCTACCCAACGCTGTGGAAGCTCAATGGTCTGTGTCAAAGTTCCTACGTCCATGATGTGTCGCTGCCGCCATGTAACCATTTGCGCAAATTGGGCAGCTTGGTTTGGCGTCGGCCACAGACGCATAACTGGGGCATAAAGCTGCCTATCCAACCAGAATTGCAATGGCCTACCTTGGAATGATTTGTTAGGCAGGTTGGTGTAGTCATCTTGGTTAAGACGGGCCAATGGAATTTCAGTCGGGTTGCCTGCTGTTACAAACTCGGCAACGTCGAGAATAGTCCCATTAAGGGCTGCTAATCTCCAATACTGACCATTGATGGAAGGATTAAGGTCATACCACTGCCATTCTCCAGCGGTGTATGTAACTGCGCCGGGGACAAGGGCGTCATAATAATGAATCGCGTCGATGGAATATTCCACCTTCATGTCATAGGTTCCGGCTGAGTTCATATTGAACCCAATGGTAGATATGTTCTGCTGGGTTTTTAAGTCTTTTAAAATCCATCCGTTAGCGGTTGTCTGAGTACAAGCTGTTTCCAGATTACTATCTTCAGCGTATTCCGCAGTCCCCTGACTTGCTGTGATAGTACCAGTGTACTGGTTAATCGTGCGGTAATTGGAGTTAAGAAGGTCAATAGTGCCAGCCGGAAGGGTGATGTAACCGTTGCCAAGGTAGAATGGCATAATAGTTTTCTCAACCGTCCATAGCTGAATACCACGATTGCACAGCGATGAAATGAGCAGATATAGGCTGTCTAAAGCCGTCTGCTGCATTTCAGATGTTACGATTTCAGGTGCAACCTTACAACGTCTGAACGCTTGGTCCAGAATGTTGTTAGTGTTGAATACCGTTTGAGAAACCGTACCGCTGGTTGTCATTATTTCTTGCCTTTTGCCATGCCGCCTTTTTTGCGGGGCATTGCCTTTGTATAGTCATTGTAGGCTTGTGTATTCAAATTCTGTTGAGCTGCTGACTGTTGGGACCGCCCTTTATTTACCATTGAGTTTATCCCTGCCATTATCCCACCTGACATAGGCGATGGAGAACCCATAGGCTTACGGGGGCCGTTTGGGTTTCGTGGACCAAATGGGCCATTACCCATCATGCCGCCCATAGGAGGACGAGGTGATGGTACACGCGGGTCTGACATACCGGGACGAGGCATATTTGGATTTGCTATCCTCTTAGCGTTAATTGCACCACCTTTGGCTTTTTTAATTTTCTTAATATAATCGTCTACTTCTTTGTCATAAGCGTCATTATTATCAGTCATAGCATCTAAAAGTTTAATTGCTTTTTTGCTTTGTTCAGGAAAATCATCAGAACCGGCTATCATTTTATCTATTTGAGTACCCGTTAGTTTGGACAGAGTTTGAAATTTTTCTGGTCTAGTAGAGCCACGAACGTATTGCTGAGCGCCACTTGGCATTTTTTCCATGCGCAACGTGCCAGACTCTTCGTCATCTGTTCCTTCACCACGGGCAACTCCACCTTTGGCTTTTTTCATAACCGCACCGCCATGAGAATAATGGCAAGTGCTGGACATTTTGGCGTTTGGTTTAAAACCGTTCATTTTACTCTCCTCGCAGCAGCTGCGTTATCAACTAGGTTTGGATATGGACGACCAGCTTTTTTAGCTCTGGCTTTAGCGGAAGTCTTTTGAGAAGGAGTTAGCTTCTTGCTTTCCTTCTTTGGGCTTTTGGTTTCCCAGAACGGTTTAGCCATGCCACCAGTTTTCATTTCCTTAGCTTCTTCACCTAGTGTTTTGTAAGATTTTTTTGACGGAGCAACTTTGAGGTCATACCCTATGCGCTTGCTGTCTTCTTTTTGCTTTTTGATAAAATCTTCTAAACGCTGGCTTGTGCCTTCTGTTTGATTATTCTTCATCATTTTTTTTGATGCTTCAGAATCGTATTCACCTTTTGTGTAAACACTTACAGGAAGGCCCATATCTTTTTTGGTTTTTTCAGATTGGCGGTTAACATAATCTATGTCTTCCTGCTCAACCATTGGCTCTTCACCACGGGCGATACCACCCTTGGCCTTTTTCATAACCTTGCTGCCCCAACTATAGTGGCCTACATGAGACATTTTAGAAAACTTCTTAAAACCGTCCATGTTAGCAACTCCAAGCTCTAAGGGACTTATTGATACGACTATTTGGGTCGTTGGCAGTTTTGGAAGATGTCAGCTTCTTCTTCATACCTGTCATCCTAGCACAGAACGATGCCTTCCGGCCCTCATCCTTTTTGGTCTTAGGACTAGGGGCCGGAGGCTTCAAATTCATGCCTTGAGCCTTAGCAGACGCACGACCTTTGGCATTCAACCCGCCCTTGGGGTTTTTACCTTCAGCCCGTTGCCACGCTGGGGTCTTTGCCATGTTAATTATCCGTAAGTTTTAATACACTCAAGGATGATGGTGTACATATCTCCGGCAGAGGCATCTGACGTAGTAAACGCTATATTGCCAGTCTTACCAGCGCCAGCGTTATTGGTCAGACCACCAAAAGAACTAAACTCCATGTCATACATATTGTTCTGCGGGATCATCCAACAGAAAGCATCTGTAGTCGCGTCCCAAAGGATACGGACTTCCATGCCATGAGTGTTTGCCCAAATGCGGTTAATCTTTACGCCTGTGCAAGCTGCCCCAAATTGATTGGGGGCAAGGTTGGCAACAATCACCTTG